GTGTACGACGTGTCAAGCAGCTCGTGTGCTTGCCACGCCTGCCACGCCGTAGGCGTCCGCCGGTAGGGGGCGGTCGCCGCAGGGTTCGCCAACGGCGGATTATCGATCTGAACCGCGGTGAAGAGCTCAGGGTCGAACGGGACCCGCTGCGTCGGGAACGGCACAGTGCGTCGGAACGCGGGTTGTGTGACGTTGCCCGGCGGACTGTCGACGCTCTGCGTGTATGAGGTGTCGATGTAGCGTTTGGGTTGCCACGGCTCGAGCGGGTACGCCGGACGGGCGAACACGACGTCCTGTGTCGGCATCCCCGTAGGACTGTCCACCGACTGGCTGATCGACAGGTCGACAAGCCGGCGGGGTTGCTGATAGGTGCCAGCCCAGTACGGCGGTCTAAGCCACGGTTCCTGAACCGGTGCGCCGGTCGGACTGTCGATGCTTTGTACGGCTTCGACGGTCAGCAGATCGCGAGGCTGTTGCCGTCCCTGTGTCCATGCCGGCGGCCGCCACCAATCCGACGACGGTTCCGGCGGTTTTGTGAGCGGAGGACTGTCGACCGATTGGGTGAGCGAAACGTCGAGTAGCCGCAGGGGCTGCCACGACTCACGTGGGTAGGGGAGTCGTTCGTATGCGGCGACCGGTTGGTCAGGTTGGGTGAGAGGCGGGCTGTCTACCGATTGGGTGAGCGACAGATCCAACGGTCCATGCTGGTGCCATTGGTTCTGCGGCGGCAGCCGATAGACAGCCACCTCTCAGACGCCTAGACGAGCTCGATGAAGTTGAGTCCCATACGCCACGTCTGCCCACCGGGGGCCTGTGGGGCGTTGAGCCCAACGAAGAACGACGGTTTGATTGTCGCCCGTTCCTCCGGGACCGGCAGGTAGAGCCAACCGTTGAGAACGTTCGGCGAGTCGTCGTAGAGGGTGACCTTCGTGCCACCCTCGATCGTGGCGTTCACACCGGTCGCCGTGGTGCCGTTCACACACAGCGACGCGGGGCCAGACGTTTCAAGGGCAACCGCAGCCTGTGACGTGACGGTTGCGGCGGTGGCGGTGGTGAGCAGCGTGAACTGCTGCATCGCCGACGTGGTCGAGGACCGCTGCGCCGCCCAGGCTCGGGTGACGTCGATCACGGTTGTCGCCGGCGTGGCGACCTGAATGTAGGTGACGGCTGTCGACGCTGCAGCGTCCGCCCTCACAACTCCGTATTTGCGCTGAGCAGCCATCGGTTACCTTTCCTGTAGGGGTGTTGCTTACATCTGCTCCCGACATGCGGGGCAGAGATCCGTATCCGGCGTGAAATCCGACGCCATTCCATTCGTAAGCACCATCTTCCCGCACAACGACCGGCCGTGGGAAACGCCTTGGTCGCCGATCTGCGGAATGTTGAAGCTGCCGGGGCGGAGGATGTGCCACCACTTTGTGGGCGGTTCGGACACGCCCAATACGGCGAGTTTGAATCCGACGGTGGCCAGCTTCGGAGGCATTAGTTCCCCTTGTTGGTGCGAAAGACGAGCGAGATCCGTTCCCCGGTCACCGTGGGTTCCGCGGGGACGCAATGTTCCCATTCGGCCTGATCACCCGATGGCATGACGACAAGGTCGCCCGACTCGAGCTCGTAGCGCTGCTCCTCACCGGCACGGCGGACGGCGAACGTGCGGGTCGCTCCGAGCGACAGAATGGTTTGGATATCGAAGTTCTGGTCGGCGTGCCATGGGCATGACGCCTCGCCTGTGCGGTAGGCCTGAAAGGCGACGGTCGTGAACCTCACCTCGAGCAACTGTTCGAGGGCGTCGAGGAGTGGGGCGAGCCACACCTCGTCGTCGACGTAGCCGGCGGCTCTGATGTCGCCGTCGACGTAGGTGAACCGTTCGCGGATCTCGTCGAACAGGTCGAGATGGTCGCTACTGCGCCAGCCTCGGACGATGAACATTCACATCGCCAGCTGCGTTGTTTGGAGGAACGGGAACGGTGGGGGTGGTCCGCCGGCTGCGGCGGCCACGTTGATGATCATGGAGGCGATACCCCAGAAATCGCCGACCGCGACGGACCATGATCCGGTGATTGATGCGCTGGTTCCGGCGGCGTCCTGCATCGCCGAGTTACCTGCGGCGGATCCGCCGTCAAGGTTACGAAGCCACCGGCTTGTCTGGTTCGCAGCCGACAACGAGTTACCAGCGCAGCAGCACCAGAGACCAATGCTGTTCGTCGGCACCGTAAACGCCTTCGTGGCGGTGGTGCCCGACCCGGTCGCCGCTGACTGCACTGTTTCCGGGGTGGTCTGATCGACCCCCTGATATGAGCATGAGCCACCGGTGAGCGACCAGAGCGATCCGCCGGAACCGCCGACCGTGACAACGACACTGGCCGATCCTGCCGTCGGGCTCAACAGGCGGAAAACTTCGATGAACCCGGACGTGCTCGCGTTCGCATGAACCTTCGATATGGAGGTCATGGATACGCCGCCGTAGGTGGCGGTCAACGTTTCCGACACGTCAGATCCGCCGTTGTTGCCGTACACGCCGGCGGCGTACAGAACCGAGTTCGTGAGACTCGATCCGACTACATGGGTCCAGGTGAGCGACGCCGGCGAGCCGAGGCTTGGTCCGGCCGCACCAGAAGCCGACGGGCCTACCGCGTCGAAGGCGACAGCCATTAGACGAAAGCCACCGAAGCTGTCCCGGAACCGCCTACCGGCTGGGCGCGAACGGTGTCACCGGCCTGGCAGGTCCATGACCGTTGACCGCTACCAGGAAGCTTTCCCCCGTCGACACCGATGCCACCGCGAACGATCTGAACGTAAACCTGTTTGACGAGGTCGCTGTTCGTGACGGTGTGTGTGCCGGCGGTGGCGTTGGTCGTGAAGTCTGTCCAGGTGAACGCGGTGAGTAGGGCCATCAGTCGAAAGGGACGTTGATGATTTCGCCGACCACCAATTCCCTGTAGGAGGTCAACCCGTTGGCGGCGAACAGTTGTTGTTTCGTGACGCCTAGGGCATAGGCGATCGTCTGCCAAGATCCGCCGTCAGCCTTCGTAACCTGCCATTTCAATCCACCTGCGAGGAGTCCCATCAGTGGACACCTGAACCGTACTGTTTGCCGCCGAGGAACGTGCGGACCGCGTCGTTGAGTGACTGGCCGGCTGTGTCGACGATGTTGGCGACGTACCGTGTGAACGTGTCCGGCGTTTCCGGCAGTTTCGTCGTCGTCATCGCCAACGGATACGGGGCGGTCGCGGTCTGCTGGCGGGTCGCCATCCAATCCACGACGTACTGTCGGGTTGCCGCGCCGCCAGGGTTCCCGGTCGCCGCATCGGGCAGTTCTTTGAGCTCGGGGGCGTAGACGTCGAGAAGGCGGACATGGACGCGAAGGTTGATGCTGAACCCGAGGTCGGCTTCAACGGTGATCGTGTCGCCGTCGTGGACGTCGACGAGGTTGGCGGGGAACGTCCAGGTCGTCATTTGTGGAGGGTCGCGTAGTTCTCGGAGCGGTACGCGAACGCCCACGTGTTCGTGGAGAGGCCGCCGAGGTGAATGGCGATGGTGCGTGGGTACACGGGGCCGAGCTGGCCGCAAACGTTCGCGTTGTTCGCTGTGGTGTCCTGGGCTACGTAGGTTTGGTGGCCGCCGTCGTCGTAGAACTTGATTTCGACGAACGACGTCGCGTCGGAACCGTGGCCGCCGAGGCCGATGCACCATTGTGACGGCCAAACCGCCGGTGACACGTACGAGAAATCCCACGCCCCATCCGGGGCGGTCTGCCCGGTCCACCCGTACGCCGAAGCGGTGGTGATGCCGATGAGGAGGGCGCCGGCAACCGCGATGACACATGCCACGATGAACCGTTTCACGGAGTGACCTTCGGATCCGCTGCGACCTGGACCGCGGGAAGATCCGGCTGGAACGATGGGGACGTGCGGTTACCGAACCTCGAGCCGAGCACACCAAGCGCAGCGGTCACACCGGCAGCGACGCCGGCCATGCCAAGCTGTTCCGCCGCCGCCAGGCTAGGGATCGTTCCGGTCCAGCGGAGGACGACGGTGCCGAGGAACGCGGCGACGAACGCCTTACCGGACTGTTCGCCGGTGTCCCGCAGCCACACAACAAACTTGCTCACTCTGGTTCTCCTCCGTAGAGATCGGGAAACATTGCGAACGCCCGCGCCATTTCGGCGGGGCCGTCGTCCGTACCGGTCGGCCCGCCACGTTCAACCTCGAGCGGTTCTGCCAGCGCCTCAACCGGAAGGTGGGCGGGTAGCCATTTGAGGAATCCGACGTTTTGTTTCGCCTGCCAAACCGGCGACCACTTGTAAAGACTCACCTAGTTGCAGCCGTTGGCGGCCACGGCGGCGGCTTCCTTGTCCGCAGTCACCAGCGCGAGCCTCGCCGCCTCAACAGCGAGCGGATCAACCGGCATCGTCAACCCGACCACCACAAGATGATCCAACGCCGCGGAGGAAGCCAGGTTCGCCACGGACCGGCACTGCGTATCGGTCTGAAACTTGAGCAACGCCGTCTGCGTATCCGACAAGCTTTTCAACGTCTCATCCTGAATGGCCTGTGACCGTTTCAAACTTTCCTTATAGCCCGAGGTGATCCGATCCACCGCGAGGAACGAACCGCATACCACGAAGATCGCGATAGCCATGACCGCGATAAGGTTCCAGTAGTTCGCACGGCGACTCTTCGCGATCTGCTTCTCCGGGACAAGCACGTAGCCACCCGAAAGAAGCTGTTCGAGACGGTGAACGGAATCCTCATCCATCGACAGACCCCTCGTCGCCGGCGGCGGCGTCCCTGAGCCGTTGGAGATCGCCGATAGCTGCGTCGAGTCGCCGTTGAACGTCGATGATGCGATCCTCAGCTTTGATGAGCTCCCTGTCGGCGATGGCACGCCCAACCTTCTCCCTGTACCACTTCTCGTCGAGGTCTCGGTTCTCTGCGAGGCATAGATCCAACTCACGCTGATATGAAACTGAGGCGGCCTGAAGTTTGATGAGCCGATCCTCGAGCGTCGCCGGGGCTCGCAACGCCTTTCCTGCGAGGAACAGTTTGACTGCTGATCCGACGGCGACGGTGAAGACGAGGCCGGCGAATCCCCAAACCTCGGGGCTCATCCATCCGGAACCCGTTCGGGGAGGGCGCCGGTCCGCGCTCCGTCAGTAAGGCTCATCCCCAGGGACACGATCTGTGTGTCGGGATCGAGACCGCCCGTCTCGCCGCTCATGCGGTGTAGGTGAACTTGCCGGGGCTACCAGCAACCGGAACAACCGTCCCGGAATCAGCCGTCGCCGTATACGTCAACGGGTCATTCACGACGACCGTGACCGGCGTGGGGACAGAGGTTGCCCCGGAGGCGTCAGCAACAACAACGGTCACGGTCACGATCCGGTTGTCCGGGTCGGTAGCGACAACGGTGATCGTCGCGGACTGTCCGGGAACGAGAGAGGTTTGCCCCGCCGGATAGGTGACGGTGACGCTGGTGATAACGGGTGCGGCCATTGTGGCCTCCTCAGGTCAGTGGTGGTGCCATCTGGTACAGCGGGGTACCGCCACCGCCGATCGAGTTCGGACCGTTATTGATGACAAGCCGACAGGCCGAAAGGATGCGGTCATGATCTCGGGACCACGGGTTAGGCATTCCGCCGGTGCCTTTCGTCCCGCGCAGGTTGACTCCGTGCGCGACGCCTTCGTCACCGACGCCCCATTCCATGCACCACTGACCGGCGATCCACGTCGCTGAGCCGCCTTCGTCGACGAGGTAGATCCCGAAGCGTTGCGCCGCTTGGGCCAACTTGAGCGCCGGCGCGGTTTCGAGGCCGAGCGTGGCGACGTTCACCGTCGGCGGAATGGCGATGAGGCCACCCATCGGAACCGTAGGTGTGACACCGGCCAGAGCGACGGTGCCGTAACCGTTGCCGCCGTCCGCCATGAACGCAGGCCAAACCCACGTGTTCACACCGGCCGTGGTGCGTTTGCCGTACCCCTTCATGAACCCGGTCATCTTCAACGCGTGGCGGATCGGATCCGGACCGAAGAGCTCGCCTTTGCGGATCGATCCGCCGACACCGGACAGCATCGATCCGCCGTGCCCGCCGTGGGCGGCTGCGCCTCGAGCGGTTTCGACACCGTCGCCGTACAAGTCAAGGGTGCCTCGGTTGCCGTTGTCGCCTAGGCGGACGTGGAGGGGTGCGGGGCCGTGGACGTCCTGGTCGAGAACGAACCCGTAGTTGAACTCGTGGATCGTGTGACCGTCGGCCATGACGCACCCGCCGGCAGCGTTCAAGTTCGTCTCACACCACGAGTTATCGGTGTCGTGCATCACCAAACCGACAGGGACGCGGAGTTGGAAACCGAGGAGATGCGGGTTCGGGTCAAGCCACGGCTTCGCCTGATACGTCGAGTTCGTACGATCAAACGAGTAGACAGGAAGCAGCGGCGCAGTCGGGTCGAGCCCGATCACTTCAACATCGAAGTTGACGTTGTCTCTCGTGACCGCGGGTGGCTGCCAGAACGGTCCGGAGAACTGAGCACCGGAACCAATCGGCATGTTCCAACAAGACCGCTCATGAAACGGCCAAAGCTGCGAACTGCGAGTCACCGCCACCGGCGCAGTGGCAGTCGCCGTATGGCCCGCGCTGTCTTTGACCGTGACGGTTACGGTCGTCATCAGACTGTCGGCACGCTCTGAACTTGCAGGACCGTGCCCGGCGGAACGACAGCAGGTCCCGGGTCACCCTTCGGACCAGCCGACCCATTCGCACCCGTGGGACCGGACGGACCCACGTCGCCTTTTGGGCCAGTGTCACCCTTCGGGCCGGGATCACCCTTCGGCCCAGCGACCGGACCGGCGGGAAGCACCCAAGCGAACTGATTGGGGGCGAACGTCCACCCGGCGTCACCTGTGGGCAACGGGCCGATCAACCCGCGCTGCTTCAAATAGTCGGGACCCACAACACGGGTCGTAGAGCCAGTCGGGATGTCTGATGGTTTCGTGATCCACAGCAACACGGCGCCATCCTGAAAGATCGCCGAGGAAGGGTAGCTGGTGCTGAGGGTTACGTATGCCATGTCAGCGTCTTTCGGTGGGGGTGTCGGTGTCGGCGGTGGGATCGGGACGGGTGCGGAGGTGAGACCGGCGGCTTCGAGGATCGGCGCCCAGTTGTAAACAGTGTTCGAATCAACCCGCGTCATCCCGTTGTTGATCCCTGGGATGAACGCGCCATTCACCCCGCCGCCCCACTGGTGAACGTCATCGGCACTGCCTCGCTGGTCTGCGCAGAGCTGCTCAGAGGGCCGCCAGTTCGACCAATCCGCGGCGCACCGGTACCGGGCCCACCATTGCGGTCCACGCCCGTCAGAGAGCCCGTAGCGGATCACCGGGCGTTGCGACAGTTGCTCGAACGTGTCACACCACACGCTGACCATGTGGGCGGTCATGTTGGCCTGTTCGGTGTCGAGCTGCAACGCCGCACCAATGATCCAACCACTGTGATCCTGGATGACCTGCCACGTCGCCCTAGCCTGCTGCGCCATGTAAACGTCACTACCGGGGAACGGCCACGCGTACCAGACGAGAACCATCCCAGGAATCGTCGAATGCAGATGCAACGCGTAACCAAAGACGGTGTCAAGCTCCATCGTCGGCGTGGTGGCGTTGATGATCTTCTGAGAGAAAATGAACCTGCCGGACCGGCCGGTCGATTGCAGGTGGCCTTTCTGATCGACCAGCCACGCCGAGAACGTCGGCAGGTCGATGATCTGATACTTGCGGTAAATGTCGCAACCCTCGAGCACGAACGGCTGCCCGCCGAGATCGCCGGGAAGGTCAAGCGGAATCGAACCCAACGATTGAACACTGACGTTCGAAACCTTGCTCAGCGCATGTTTGCCGCGGACGATCTGGTCGGGGTTGCCGAACTTGCCATGCGCCGCGATGCACTCTGCGAGCGTCGGAGCGTCGGTCATGCTATTTCGAACGTGGCTGAGAATGTAACGGTGTCACCAGAGGCAAGCGCGGCAGCAAATGCCGAACCGGTCTGTCCGAGCACCACGTTCGTTGCCTGTGTCGAATCGATGAAGTAGACAGCACCAGCGGAAGCCAAGATGACGACACAAGGAATATTCGGTGTGCCCGATGAAGCATCGTGTATGAAGCCTTGTCCGATCACGTCGTTACCGACGAAAGAAGCGGCAGGGGTAGGAAGGAACACGGTGACAGCAGAGTTTGCTGTCCCGGCAGCGGTGAGCGACAGGTTCACCCGAAGGTGCATCGTCTTCCCGAACTGGGAGAACTTGGCATACACGACCGTCTTCGCAATGTTGGTTGTAGCACCTTGATCGATCCCAGGGGTGTAGGACTGCCAGCCGCCCTGCTGGTAGGCGAGTTCCCACGCCACACCCGTATAGATGTACAGCCTGTTTGTATCGGTTTCGAAAATGTATTGGCCCTGGGTCCCAGCCGGTCGCGTACTCGACGTGACGGTTGAGACGACCTGATCACGCCAGTTGGCGTTCATCATCGACGCTGTAAGCACGTCGTTCGTGGCAATAGTCGTGTACGGCATCAGTAAGGCACCTTTGCTGTTCCGACTTTCCCGTTCGTGGCGTCCCCGACCTTCCACCAACCAGCGGCCGTGATTGTCTGCGTCGGCTGTGTCAGGTAGTAGGTGGTTTTCCAGTCGTTCGGTGTGATGACATGCTCGATTCCGTCGATGGCTCGTTCCTGACTGATCGCAGATCCGACACCTTGCGGCCTGCGAACGACGGTGACCCGATGCCCGAAATCCAATCCGAGCACCTTGGGGAACAGGTTCGTCGGATCTTTCTTCGGGTGTATCTCTAGCTGGGTGAAGTTCAGGTTCGGATCTTTATATTTCGCTAGCCGCCAGCGGGCGAGGTTCCGGGCATCATTCTGGTTGTAGTGCAACGAACTAATCGCTTGGACGTGGCGTCCGTAAGCGGAGATCGATGTCGAATCTTCGGCGATGCCGGCCACACCCGCTGATGGGGTGACCTGAATCGAGTTGAAGATCGAATCGATCTGGCCGCCGTCAAGCACAAGCGACTGATAGTCAAGTTCGGCGCCGGCATCACCGAACGTTGCTTGCGATGTGTTCGCCGCGGCCGTCTCGAGCTCCCAAGTGCGATCGCGGAACACCACGGTTCCGTCACCGGCAATATAGAGTCGGCCCTGTTCGGTGTCGCTGATCTGTTGCAGGTAGTCGAGCGCGGTGCTCGGTGTGGGTCCTGCTGCCAACCATGAATCACCGGCGCTCAAGGTGCGTAGGGCAGGCCAGCCGATCGCGTCGAGAACAGCGGTGACCCGATCCCCGGATCGTTGCACATTCAGACCGGTGAGACCGGCGAGAGCGTGGGCGCCGATCCGGGCAGCCGACAACGCTGACGGGTAAACAGCGATCTCGTCGACATACCAGAGAGTCGCCGGACCGGCGGTGTAATCCTGGTTCTCGACGTAAACGCCGGCTTGAGGTTGACCGACATAGGCCGCAGCCTGAAACGTGGCGCCGCCTGACACGAAACGGCCGTTGAGATAGACAGCGAAGATGCCGCTTCCTCCGACATATGTAATGGCAAGGTGGAACCACTTACCAAGCGGAAAGTTCAACTGCAAAGATCGTTGATCAAGCCCGTCGGCTGATACGGCTGACAGAGTGAGAAGACCCGGCGAGTTGTAAAGGCTGGTTTGTCCGAATATGACGGCAACACCCGAATCGATCACGGGAGCGTAGTAGCCGACAGTTCCTGACGGCCATGACGTGGGGGTGCGATCGACGATCGGAGACAACCAGAGCCAACATTCGAGCGTGACGTTAGCTCCGAGCCCGAAATAGAACGCTTGACCGGTTGAATGTCCAAACGTGATGTCATTGCCGGTGTATGGGGCGCCAGTGACAAGCAGGCGGGATCCTCCGTCGGATAACACCGGGCCAACGGAGGTCCCCGAGGCTAGCGACGTGTTCCCAGACCAAGCCCCGTGACGTCCGTTAACCGTGGAGTCAGACATCTGATTGTCACTGTCACCGCACCGCCAGAAACCGAACGGTGCATCTTGCAGGACGGCGTTAGCGTAGGGGTCAAGAATGTTGACGTTCGACAGGAACGTGAACGCGTCGGAACAGGTGACCACCGATTCTGAGTATTTGGGGACGTGGGGATCCCAGCCTTGGGGGAACCCGTCGACAAACCCGCGAAACAGTTCGTACGTCACAGCCGAGTAGACGGCTCGGATACGGATCTGTTTCATGGGGACAAGCTGCCCGAAGAACGCGCCGGCGGCATAGGTCGGGTCATATTTTCGGGTTGCGTTCTTCAACGTGACGGAGGCGGTGCCGGCGTCGTACCGGTTGGTTTGCTCACTCCAACGTCCGCGCCGCGTGGTGACCGTCCGAACGTCGGCCGAAACGTCGGTCCACGTCGGCGACGCAGTCAACGGGTTCGTCGTGGTGAAAGCGATCTCGACCGTAAAGGTGACGGCCGATGTGCCGGTGTAAAGCGTGACGCTCATACGCCGACGAGTCTTTGTAGTCGGGCTTTGCCGTTGTTTTGCACGAACTTCTCGAGGGCGTAGATGAGCTCGCCGGGGTTGTTGGCCTGAACGCTCCCAATGTTGATCGTGACCGAACCACCGCCGATGCCGCCACCGTTCGGGATGATCGTCCCGGCGGTCGATGGGACGAACATTTCCGGTCCCTTCTCGCCGACCACGTAAGCGGTGCCGCCAGATACCGGACCGCCGGAAGCCTTGAACCGTTTCGCTGTCACGGAGAGTCCGCCACCGACCTGAGCTGTGATCGTCCGGAATGTGTTGATGTCGCCTATCACGGCCACAGACAGAATGGCCTGCGAATAATGAGTACCTTCTACCTGCTGCAACAATGCGACCGCTTCGGGAAGCCTGCCCTCGTTGACGAGAGTGGAAACCCTGGCCTGCGTATCCTTCGGAATGTCCTTCAGTTGCTGCTCAAAACCGAGAGCGGCAAGCTGCGCGGTCTTCGAACTCCCGGCGCTCGTCAACAACCCCTCAGCGTAATGCAACGTGCTCTGATAGGCCGTGTCCGTTTTGCCCTTGGACTTGTCCAACTGGTCAGACTGTTTCTGCAACGAATCGGACGTGGAGAGAATCTTGTCTTTCAGCGCAAGATAACTGTCGGCGGCCTTCTGGTTGAGATCGGCGTTCTTCCCGCCCGACTTGCTAGCAGCTGCAAACGCCTTATCAGCATCGGAAGCCGCGGTGGCCACCTCTTCAAGCTTCTTCGGAACCTCAACCTCGAGGCCGAGCAGCTGGCGCGTGGTGTCGAACTGCGCCTGTTCGGCGTCGTTCAACGTCTTGACCCATTCGGAGGCGAGTTTCGCTCCGTCGGCCAGCGCCTTAGACGCGTCTGCCTGCTCCTTCTGGACTTCCGCCGTTTTCGCTACCGAATCGGCTAAATCTTTCTGAGCCGCCGCCGACAGTGAAGCCTGCACCTCCGCCGACGACATGTCCCCGACGAACCCGGCGGCTGACCGCCCGCTTGCATCAAATCCTTGCTGCAGGTTCTGGGCAGCGTCTTTCAGCGCTTTCATTTTGGCGTTTGCCTTGTCGGCCGACGTCGCCGCCGAATCAACCTGACCTGATAGGAAGTTGATCGCCGCCCCAGCAACTGTGCCACCGGGGATCAAACTGGTTACGGACCCCGCCACATCGCCAAGCACCGCAGCTGTATGCGCCCCACTACCAGACAGACTCTGCAAAGGCGTGGTGACCGTCGCCGCGTCTCTCGCCAACTGCGACATAAACGGCAACAAGGTTGCGCCGATGGTTTGTCCGACAGCTTGCAACGAGTTGTGCAGCTCGTTCATCGCATCACGAAACGAACGAGCCTCTGCTACCTGTCCCGGTGAGATGATCGACGATTTCTGGACGCCGTCTAACTGTTCTTTCAGTTTGCTAACTGGTTCTGTGATCAGCGGCGCGATATTCTGCCAACCCTTGCCGAAGATCTTTGCTGCTTCTGCGTCTCGTTGTGCCGCGTCGGGGATCGAGTTTAGGTGGTCGACGACGTTTAGGAGGGTGCCGTTCAGGTCGACGGTGCCGTTCTTGAACCGGGCGACGTCAACACCCAGTTTGTCGAGAACGCCGCCCTGTTGCGCTTTCGCCATCTTCGCGATTGAACCTTGCACGGCGTCAAGCGGCACGTTGAGCTCTTCAGACACTTTGGCGAGGCGTGAAGCCTGTTCGGTGCTTAGCCCGGTGGCGTCGGCGAACGCCCCGACAGAGAGCGCCAGGTCTTTAAACTTGACTGTCTGGTCAATCGCGAACTTGCCGGCCGCCACAGCCACGGTCGTCACGGCACCAGCGGCTGCAAGTATGCCTCCACTCAACCCGGCCCCTGCGGAAGTAGCCGCGGATCCCAACCCGCTCAACTCGGATGAGGCAGCTTTCGAAGAGGCTCCAAGCTTCGCTGATGCCGCCTCCGCCTGGGCACCTAACCCCTTGAACGATGATGCCGCAGCAGAACCGTCCGCTTTGATGATGAACTCGAGGACTTCCCGCGTAACCCCCATTCAGTCCTCCTCGCGGTTACAGACAGCCTCATACACGATGAGAACGTCGCGGACGTCTTGACGGTAGAACTCGTCCGGCTTCCATCCCAGACGCTGGACGAACCACAACATCAGTCGGTCGGTTGAACGCTCTCCTCTAAAGGGATCCCAGGAAACACCGCCGGCAGGCCGTCCTCGTATGCTTCGGGCCGCGACTCGGCTTCATCATCCCTCGTACAAATCCCCATGATCACCTTCGGTGTCAACGGGGGGAGTTCGACGCCGAGAATCTGTGCGACCGCTTCGAGAAACAGAACGCCGGCCGTCGCGTTCGACAGCGGCGCGCCCCAAACGTCGGTCCACGGGATACCCGTTTCCTGTTCGATATCCCTGTAAACGGCGAACGGAACGTCCTCTGTCGCGATGGACTTGCCATCGATGGTGATCTTGATGACTGCCATGGGGCGGTTGACCTTTCAGAGGTGGGATCAGAACCCGGAAACCCCGGTGCCGGTGGCGGGCTTCATGTTGGTCGTCATCTTCACCGAATCGCCGACCTGGGCGGCAACGGACCAGTCGAAGAACCCTGTGCCGAACGAGTAGGCCGTAGTGATGGCGAACGGATAGAAGTACCACTTACGGGCGACACCATCCAAAGCCGCCGAAATGAGTCCGGAGGCGACCGTGTCGGAGCAGAACCCGGAGATCGCCAGTGAACCATCAGGGAGACCGGCGACATAGACAAGCGACGTGTCACCGAACGCGGTGACGTCAGCCTGAGCGGTGTTCAGGTTCTGAGTAACGGATGCGGTGTAAAGCAGGGGGGATGCCGAGCCGCCGGACGTGACAGAGACGTACAGCTGCGAGAAACGGCCGTGTGCGCGAGCCATTGGGACTCCTCAACAGGGGTGGGATGGATGGTTTGTTGGGGCGGTTGGCTCGCTGGTTAGGCGAGGATTTTGGGTTGCGAATCGATCAGCGACAGCAGCCGGGCGGTCGAGTTGACGAACGTGCGGTCGACGATCGCCTCACAGGCTTTCGCCGCGGCCTGCTGCGCCTGTGCTTCGTGAGCTAGAGCCCAGCGGAGCTGCTGTTCGAGTTCGGCCGGTTCGGTGAACGTGGGCAGCATCGGAAACAGACTGTCACCCTCAGGTCGAGGTTCACGGGCGAACCATGTCTGCGTGGCGGCGAGTTCCACTTCGCGGGGACCCATCGCCCACCCGTCAGCGGAGCCGTTCTCCGAGGTTTCCTTGCGGTACAGGTTGAACGAAGCTTTCGACCGTCGGTACAGGTCGGCTGTGTCGCCGTTCAAGATGCACGCCTCGCGACCGTGGATGAGACGAGGAACGAGAGGCGAACCGGCGTCGAGTTCACGCCAACTGCCCGCCAACTTGAGATCGATCCCGGACCAATCAACCTGTTCGAGGAAATCGATGCGGGATTGGAAGCCGGTACCGACGAACGCTACGTCGACCGTGCGGTCACCATTACCAGGCCAATGCGTATCGGGGTCGTAGGAATGCGGAAAGTAGAAGGAGCGGGGGTTGATGCTGCGGAAGTGGTCGAGGTTGGTTGGGTCGTTGAGGATGACGGTGTCGATCGCCGGCGCCATGTTGGCCTGCATGTCATCTTCGTAGGGTGATTCGGTGAACCAGGCGACGACGTGTTGCGGCCGTGCTTTCATGATCTGCAAGAACAGTGGCGGCACCCAGAATCCGGACGTGAGGATGAGAACGTCGGGCCAGACTCGGAACAGTGCGCCTTGGATGTGTTCGGCTGCCATTTCGAACGCGCCGTTTCGGGAGAACGCCGGCTGATACCTGCCGCCTTCCTTCTCGATGACAACCCGGCAGAACAGTTCAACCAGGTCGTCGTACTTGAAATCGATGACCTCGCAACCGTTCGCCCGAAGACCTTTGACGAGCCCGTTGTGAACGTCGGCCACAGAGAACAGCGGACCGGGGCGAACCACCATGACACGCATCAGAAGAACCGCTTCACGGTTCCGGCGATCATCACCTGATTAAACACTGGAGGCACCGCACGTTCCGCTGCCTTCACCGTACGGGTCCACAGAAGCCGTCCACGTGCCCCAGGATGGGCGACAGGGCCTCGGACGGGGTGAGCGTACCCGCCGGCATAAATAAAGCCTGTGGCACGACTCCCACGACGCGCCTTCGCGGCGATGCCGATCAGGTGAGCTCGGGCGCCGGACTCGGCGATCTTCCACGCACCAGCCGGCTTCGGCTTCAACGACGCCTGAGTCGTCGACACTGTGTATGTGGCGGTGAGATTGGCACCCTTCTTGCCTATGTTCCGCATGTGCCCGCCAGTGGCGTTCGCGATGTCCTTCGCCACACCGGCCGACTTGCGGAGCGCTTCACGTTGCACCTGTTGAATCGCCGATCCCATATCCACCAGTTGCCTGGCACCTTCAAGAACCGTCTTCGTCACGTCAACACCTCGAGATTGACGTTGCAAGCGAGGTAAGTGATGGTGTCAACGTCGACTGTGCCGAACGTGCCGACATCGATGACGTCGGTGGTTTCGACTGCACCGTCGAGTGAGGGATCTTGCAGGATTGCCGCGGTGACCACGTCGATCCATCCGTCGAGCGCATCGTTCGCCGGTAACGGGTTCGCATAGGACACCCGGATCTGAACCGGGATCAAATACCGCTTGGCTGGCGCGCCGGACACGTACCCGATGTCCTGCCGGTACTCGACAAGGTCAGGCAAGAACACGATCGCGGCCGGTTCCAACAGGTTCACCGTCGCATACGGATAGACGTACAGGCCGTCCGTGCCGTCTTCGATCACAGAGGCGATCGCCTGACGGATCTCTCCAAGGGTGCTCATCCGATCGACGGACCGCCAGCAACCCCATACTTGCGGTAAGGGCCAAGCAAATCCGTGACGATCGAAGGCACCCGCGCCCGTGTAATCCCGATGTCACCCAGCACCGCGGCACCGAACGGTGCGTCCGTTGCTTTAAACAGGAACTCGGATAGATGGATCGAAGCTCGCGTGACGGCGTCAGGCACCGCCGCCCAACCCCAATGATCGGACTGCAACCGAAGCGACGAACGGCGAGCCGGGAACGTCGAACGGGCAGGCCAGAAAATCCGACCATACACAGCCATGATCTCCGTATAGGGCCACGCCTCAAACCTTAGACGTGGAGCATCGTAAGGTCGGAGCTCGTAGTCCTGCGCCGCCCAAGTCTCAGAGAAGGTGCCAACATTCCCCGGATCGCTAGTCACCACAAGCCCGGCGCTGTCCGACAGGTCAGCGATCGCGCATTGTTGCCACGATGACGGCGTAAACGTCAGTGTCGCCGTGCCGAGGACGTAGAAGATCCGGCCGCAATGCTGATCGATCCAACGGGACGCGGAGTTGATGGCACCCTCGAGGTTGGCGTACTGGTTCGGGGAAACCGATGAGGCGTCGGGTTTCCCGAGGGCGTCTGCCAGTTGGGCGACGGTGCAATAGCCGTTTGTGACGGTCACCGATGGACACCCTTGCGGCGCACTTCTTCAACATCTTCGCTTGTCATGGCGTCGTTTCGTGATCCGCAGTTGGCGGCTTCCCAGAAAGAAACGTCAAAGGGGACAATCCTGTCAATGTCCGAGAGTTCACGGATCACCAGGTCACCTTCATCCCAGCCATATAAGCAGAATCGTGCCACCTGCCAGGAGTAGAAGGCAGACTAACCAAATAAGGATCACAAGCAGCACGTAGCCCTTTCCGCCGCCGCCACCGCCGCCGCCGCCTGAACCTGTCATCTGCCGTTGCGCTTGCCATGCCATCGGAATCACCAGGTCACCCCTTCCACGCCACACAACGGGTATCGGCGGCTTCTGGGTCCTCGTCGATCAGAACAGTCACGAACCCTGCCTCACCCAACCACCCAAGCAGCTCATCGCCAGACACATTCCGATACCACTCATCGCAGGCCGGCGCCTCGGCGCCATGCTGACCGTGACGTCGCCGACCGGTCCCGGCACACGTCAAAATGAGAACGCCGCCCTTGTTCACGAGGCGTCCCATGTTCCAGACGATCTCTTGCGCCCGTTCGGCATGCTCGAGCAGTTCGCAAGAGACGATGGCGTCGTACGGTCCGCCGTCGTAGTCGGCGGCGTCGGCCACAACGTCGATTTCTGGGCCGTCGGTGATGTCCAGCGCGGTCCATTCGGCGACCGTGGGGAACAGGCCGCGGATGGTGCCGTTGATGTTCCGGGCGCCCATTTCTAGGACGACGGAACCGGCCGGAACAAGGTGGGCGTAACTGGCAACCCATTCGTACGCCTGATCGTGCATCGGTCTCCTGGATCGGAGCGGTTAATGGGGCGGTTCGTGGCCGCGCCGCAACCGCCCCGGCAGCAGCGCGACCACGATCTCAGATCAAACGAAACTGGACAGTCGGAGGCATGATCAGGTCTTGCCGAGGTTCCCGCATCGGTTTCACGGCGTGCATCTTCGCAGTGATCTGCGTCACGACATTCCGTAACACCATCACGTCACGCATGATCTCATCGTTCGGTGTCCCGTCATACATGCGGGGCAGGTCAAGGATGAGTTTGTCGATCGTCCAATCCCCGCGGTACCCGTAGTCAGCCCAGGTGCAGGTGCAGCCGGCCTTACCTAGCGGCGGGAGCGCAATAGGGCAGCACATTCCATCGGATAGTTCTCCGTAATCCAGACCAGGAGATCCGACAAGCGCTGCCCCGACGGTTGAGGTTTGGCCCATAGTTCGAGGTTGGCGATCCGATTGTCGTCCACCACCCCGTTCTTGTGATGCACTGACAATCGGATC